GCCGTCGGATTGATGGCAGGCGTGCCGGGTACGACAACCGCGTGAATGTCGCGGGAATTGACATCCCGCCGCAGCATGACTGCATCAATGCGCGCCAGCGTGCCGTCAGCATAGCCGAATGTAAGCGTTAAGGGGCTGTCGTTCTGGTAGTGGTAGCCATTTACCAGAGCGCGGCCCGCGCCCAGTGCGGCGGTCATAGCGCCTGCCGGGGCAAGCGTCAGATCATCGCTTTGGCACACGCCGGAATGAAACAGCGCATCGGTGATCGCGGCAATGTGGGCTGTTTTGTACTTCCTGTCGCCGCCGGACGACGGAAAAAAGCCGCTCCATTCTCCCATTTAGATGTCCTCCAAATTCAAAGTTTCGGATTTTGTTTTGCCCGTCACCGGGTAGATCGTGACACTGCCTTTTTCATAGACTTCTTCAACCTCGGTAACACGTTCGTTCATGGTGATGCCAATACTGGAATCGCCTGTTGTAACGATGTCGCCCAAGTCCCAATCCTGCATATAGGCGAAGTTCTCAATGTTCACGGCAGTGCCCGTGAAAGATTTCGTTTTGATGTGGTCGAACAGGCCCCAACCACATTGTGTTTTCAGCTCGTTCAGATAGGCCGCTTCGGTTTTTTCATCGGGCGTGATGCTGGACGCATCCACAAAGCAGACGCGCTTGCGCCCGCCGTTGGAACGGTCAATACAGGCAACCTTGCCGTCACTGCCGCGCGCATAGGCTACATTGCAGTAGTCGGATTCGTCAAAGTTATATTCCGGGTCGATGAAGTTCTGAAATTCGTCGGTGAAATACACAATGTTGTTGTCGGCCTGATCGGCACTTCGGTCTGTACCTTCGTACACTTGGAAGGTAAATTTTTGATTTTCGGAAAACAGCAGCCGAAAACCCAGTCCGTAGGCTTTCGCAACGGCGGTCATGGCTTTCAGCGTGTTTTTGAAGTCCAACTGAATCGTGATTTCTGCGCCGCTGGGTAGTGCCGTTTTGTCAACGACCAGTTCGGGCACGGATTCGCGGGCATCTTCGGCCAGTTGGCAAAGGATTTCGGCAGGCGTGCCCGTGAAGGATTTCGTTCCGATGACATAGGCCATCGAAAAATATATTTCAAGCATCCGCGCATTGGCGGTGATCTCGCCGCCTTTGGTTTTGATGCCCATAATGCGGGCAGATTCGGTGCGACCTACCCTGCGCAGGATAACGCCCGCTTTGATGGCGGCAAGGTTTTCTTTGGTAG